TGCTTGCATATCTGTTGTCGGAGTTGGAACAATAGGACTTGAACTAAATGTTTTAACACCAGCAATAGTTTGGTTACCTGTCTTTTTTACATTAGCAGAATCTAAATCATCAACATATTTCTTTGTAGCTGCATGCGTATCTTCTGTTGGTGCAGGAATAACAGGACTAGAATTAAATGTCTTAACTCCGCTAATAGTTTGATTACCTGTCTTTTTTACATTAGCAGAATCTAAATCATCAACATATTTCTTATCAACTATCTGAGTATCTTCATCAAAAGTAGGATGCTCATCATATGAGAGTGCACTAGGAAAATCAACAGAACCATCAAAATAACCACGCATATTAGCTAAAATTGGGTGGTCTGTTATTTTAACAGATGCTCCTCTGGTATGGTTTTTCTTTAAGTTATCTCTCTCTGTATCACCATCACCGAAATCTAATCCTCTCTTAACCACAGTTACTGTTCCAGCATCAACAGTGCCAACAACATATTCAGCATAAGCATTGTCACCATCAATCAGAAAAGCATACAAACCAGTTAATTCATTTCCATTATGATCTGTATGTGAAACTAAAGTAAAAGATGTATCTGTGCTTGACATCTTTGCAGCAAGTGAAGTTTCAAATCTTGCTTCTATTTTAGGTAATGTAGACATATTATAAATTTATATTTTTCTATATTTAGAAGGTAGCTTATAAGTCCTGCGTCTGATATCTCAGTATTCTATTAGAGAAACACTAATATATCCTATGCCAGTTGCTACAAACTTATATTTTATTTTATTAAATTTAGGTATAGACACTTTTAACCCATATTTGTAATGATAAATAGTAGATAGCCCCTCTTCTGATCCAATAACCTTTTCTCCAATCAGATAATCACCTATCACATCGTGACCAGAAGTATAATCAACATAAGAACCATCACCACTAATAGTACCTACTTTAATTCAATCAATTTTATCAGGTGATAAATAGACATCTAATGATTGATTAGGTGACATTTCACCTTCTACTACTATTTTCTTTAATTTCTTTAACCTTTCCATTTTTAACTCAGAACTATTTCCTATAACATAATTATTAAAAGTATAATCAAGATTATCTATAAAGTTGTGGAATAATCTTAAAGCATCTCCATTGATAGACGAACCACCAATTAACATATTATTATAAATTGCAAATGTTTCTAATGCCCAATCTAATCTATCAATAGATTTTCAAATCTTATTATAAGCAAATACTGTTTGATTGCGATTTGTTAAATAATGTCTTGAAGTAAAGAGAATATAATCTCCAAATTCTATCATAGAGGAATAATCAAAGACATAAGCAGCAAAATCAACAAATGTAGTAACAGTAACTGGAATAACTTCTTGGGCTACAACATCTAATGTTAATTTTCTAAAATTAGGAACAGTATCATTTACAGTGTCAATATAATATATGCCATCACCAGTAGAACAAGCACAAAAGATATTAGGAATACCTACATTTTCTCTTCAAATCTTATTATAAGTTGTAGCATCAGTATCTTGAAAAGTAACCTTTCACACTTTTGTTTTGTGAAATACATATTCCTCATTATTGTATGATAAAACAGTTTGAATAGGATCACCACCAGCATCTTGTCTTATAATCAGTCCTTCACCAGCATTTCTTGGAGTGCTATATCTAAAATCTGTAACTCCGCCATCATTACTATTTTCTCATTGATAATCACATACAATAGTTTTAGTATTAGAAGGAGGATCAACAAAGGTTACAGAAATAGCACCAGTAGTATAATTTATAGTTCCTGTTCCACCAAGAGAACCAGTTAAAGTACCATCATAGTTATCTCTAAATACTTCTAATGAACCTTCTGAATAAACATAAATTCCAAAACAAGTTCTATAAGAACTGCCTGCCTTAAATGTTAAAGTGCTACTAAATGTTTTCTTAGTTCCGTCTCCTGTTCCTATTACTTCATTGTTTACAGTAGTATAATTAGCAGTATCTATTTTAGATAAATAAACTCCTGTTTTATCTTCTGATCTAGCTCAAAGTCACATTCTATTGTTAATAATCTTTATATGTCCTTTATAGTTTGTTCCACTAACATATAAAGATGTATAACTTCCAGGATTAGCTGTCATTATCTTAAATAACCCTGATTTAGGTGAACTAATATAAACACAATTACCAGCATTAGAAGCATAATTAGTAAAGGTTGGGATATCATTTACTCCAGCAGTAGTAAATAAATTGTCTCCTATTTCAACCCAATCTGTATCATTGTAGTAATATAATTTAGCACCTACTTTTTTGAATAACACCTGTTCTCCTGTTGATTTATATCCTGTATGCACATAAGTTTTATTGCTAGTAGTATCTTCATCTCCTAAAACAGTAAATCCTTTTCTAATTTCTACCTTATCACCTTGTGTCAATCAATTAAGAGCATCACTAAAAGCACCATCTGGGATAGATTGTTCTTCTAATGAGTTAATAATACCATATTTGAAATCTTTTATTGGATAAGTTATCATTTAATAAATATTAGTTTTTTCTTTAAGTTTTGTATTGAGAGCTTTTGTTTGTTGTTCTGCATCTCATAATCTCATCTGATTTAGTTTAGTTTCACCTTTAACATATCATTCATTGTGCCAAGACATTTCCTTCTCACCAGCATCTATCATATAAAAATCAGCAGCCAAATAATAAGCTAACATTTTATGAAATCTAGATGGAAATAGTGGAGCATCATTGAGAGCTAAATCATTAGCAGATTTTTTATAAGTAATTCTGATAGGATAAGAAGCATCTATTGCACCACTCAGATATAAAGCATTGCTAATAAAATAATAATGATTTATTGTTTTACAAGCATCATAATCAGAGTATGGTCTTGGTGTATATTCTTTCCCATTGATTTCTATTTTAATGATAGAATCACAATCAGAAGGAAGAACAAAACTCTGTTCTCAGAGATTACCAGCAGATGTATGTTGTGTTTCATCTACGGCAATAAGAAATGTTCAGGGTCTTTCTGAATATATTTCCTGTATCTTATCATTTAATAGTTGAAGAGAAATAGTTTCATCTATCACCTCATCAACTAATGTTTCTGCCATTGTTTTTATTTCTGTTAGTGTCATATTAGAATTTCTTTAATGTTTTTGCTAATCGTGCCATTTTACCTATCCTGCCTTCTTGTTTTGCTGCTTCATTTAGCTTTTTTGCTGGAATTTTCTTATCTTCTGATATGCCTAAGGCTCTATGTAAGGCTCCTGGATGTTTTATAGCTTTTTGAATTCATTGTTTAGCCATAATAGTTATTTATGATTAAATTTATTTGTTAAAATTGCGACCTGTTTGTCTATTGCATTTAATTTATCTCATATCTCTTTCTGCCCTCTCTCTAAATTATCTAGCCTTCTGTTTACATCCTCTAAGTGATTAAATTCTAATGAATCTAATCTATCAGATAAACTTTGGTTCTTTATTCCATTCTTTTTAGCAATGAAATAAGTAATAAGAGGTTTAAGCAGACATAAAACTATGAGAGCCATAACTCCAGCTCAACTTATATCTTTTAGTATTGTTAATGTCTGTATATCCATATTTATAGTTTAATAATTATTCATTTCTTATAAAAAGCACATTTTCGTTAGTTGCTAACTCAGCTAATTGTAATCACTTTTCTTTATATGGTGAATAATGAAGTTTTGCCATTCACAAATAAGCTTCTTTGAATTCTGGATTTCATCTGATTGCCTGAATGCATACATATCTAGCCTTATCCCCGTGATTTGTGTATCAGAAACATTTTGCTAAACATAAATAAGCTTCTGCTATTTCTGCAAATCAGGTTGCCTGTTGTAAATAAAGATAAAATGTAGCTATTGCCTTATCATATATTTTGTTATCCATATATTCTTTGGCTAAGTAAAATAGATTTCTTGGAGTCTTTTCTGCTTTTTCCAGTATTCTTAAATTTCTCTTGGGATCACGGCTAGGGCTTGATTTATAATGTATTTTAATGTCATATTTCACATTACCTGGTGCTATTACTACTTCGTGGACTTCTCCTACGTATCTATATTTACTTTTAAATAATACTTTTAAATAATGAGTTGAAGAGCCAGAATCTAATAACAGCATATATGCTTCTTCTTTACCTTGCTCTATAAGATTTTTTATTTTTTCTATTCCACCTGATTCTAATGTCCAATCAGCATCCATTGAAAGAATTCAATCTCCTGTAGCTTTATCACAAGCTAAATTACGAGCTTCTGAAAAGTTATCATTTCATTTATATTCATTATACACCTTATCTGTATATTCTCTTGCTATTTTCAATGTATTATCAGTAGAACCAGTATCAAAAACTATAATTTCATCTGCATCTTTTACAGATTCTAAACTATCTCTTAACATAACTTCTTCATTTTTTACAATATATACTACTGATAATTTCATAACTTAGTTATTAGTTTTATTAAAGAATTCTTTTGCTTCGTCAATTTGATTTGGTCTATAAATATGAAATGCCGGTTTACGTAAATCAGTAAATAATTCATATCCATAAACTGCGGTTCTGATACAAAAAGTTCTATCTTCTCCACATATCCGTAAATTATTAATTGGACTGAAATCAATATTTTTTTCTTTAAATACATCTGTTTTTATAAGAGTGCAAGCCCCTGTCATTCCAACTTTGATAATTCCATTTCCTAAATATTTGCTGTATTCTTCAAAATTATAACTATCATAATCTCAAGAGTTTGGCAGAGGTATCGCTTCTGGTGTTCATTTGGTTCAGAATGTTTGGCTTATAATGTCTTTATTAGCCTCTAGAAGCCTCTCTAACGTGTCCTTTTCCAATATCAGATCACTATCTACGAAAAAGATATAATCATAACCTTTTTGAGCCAATTTTATTAATTCATTTTTCATATAGATAACTGCATTAATATTTTCACTTTTCCAAATATGTGTTGTGTTATCTATTGTATATTTTACATCATTGTTTAGTACATAATAAGAATCGTGTTTATTTCTTTTACAATATTCTACTAACTCGGGACTATTATGAAAATAAAATACTTTATCTACTTCAACTCCTTTTGGAATTGTTAGTCGCTGAAGAGACCTAAAAAATAAATCAAATATCTCTTCTGTTTGTTTTACTGGGGATGCTATAAGTATTTTCATAATAATTTTTATTAATATTTAATTTGAGCTGTAGCTAAGACTAAATATGGAGGTAAAGTATTGTGGGCTTCGTCTCCTCCTGTTGAATCAGTTTCATTACTTGAAATTGATGATTGAATCTTCATGAATTCCATTTTGTAAGGATTCATTGGGTCAAATACGTCAGTAAATTCAATATATCTTGGTGGCATATAAGGTACTTCAAAAGTACTATAATCATCAAATGTGTGAGTGTGTGCTGGTAGTTCATCAACAGTTAATTGATGTGCTGTCTCACCACCTGTTTGTCCCATAGATTCAAATACATCGTTGCCAATATTAGTAGCAGCAACAGGGAATCTTCCTTTTAAGTTAGGCAAGGTAAAGGTTGTTGTTCCGTCACCAATACCAAAACTTACACCAATTACATTAAACAAATCTGAATAAACGGTTCTTGATACGTCGGATCCATCACAAAGAAGTCATCCGTCATCTGCTGTTGCTCTACAAGTTCATTTTATATCGCCAACCAATGCACTTCCAGCTGGTCCCGTAGGTCCAGTAGGCCCCGTGGGTCCAATTGGTCCATCATCTCCTGTTGGACCAGTAGGCCCTGTCGGTCCAGTATCTCCTGTTGCTCCAGTATCTCCTGTGTCTCCTTTTTCACCAGTAGCCCCAGTTGCTCCTGTTAGACCTGTCGGTCCTGTTGGCCCAGTTGGTCCTGTAGCACCTGGTTCTCCTGGTTCTCCATCATTTCCAGTTGGTCCTGTTGGTCCAGTGGGGCCAGTATTTCCTGTATCACCAGTGTCACCTTTTTCTCCCTTATCTCCTTTCGGACCAGTGGCACCTGTCGGACCAGTCGGTCCTGTATTCCCTGTTGCACCTGTATCACCCTTATCTCCTTTCGGACCTGTGGGTCCCGTAGGACCTGTGTTACCTGTATCTCCTGGCAAACCATCTGCACCAGTAGGTCCAGTTGGTCCTGTGGGACCAGTTGAACCAGTAGATCCAGTGTCTCCTGTATCACCTTTAGCTCCTGTATCTCCTTTTGGTCCTGTCGGACCTGTAGGTCCTGTGCTTCCAGTATCACCTTTATCTCCTGTAGCTCCTGTGGGACCTGTAACTCCTGTAGGACCTGTTGGTCCTGTATCACCAGTATCTCCTTTAGCACCTGTAGCACCGGTAGCTCCGGTAGGTCCTGTAGGACCAGTAGGTCCTGTTGCTCCTTGTTCTCCTAATTTAGCTCAATCTTCATTTAATTCAGTTGGCTCAGATCCTATACTTGTATCTAAAGCCATTCATAATTCACCATTATGTAAAACAACATCTAATTCATAATAAATTGTTTGCGGGTCTCAATCTCCTTGATAATCTAATCCAGAACCATCAGAACCCGTTGGTCCTGTAGGTCCCGTTGGACCTGTAGGTCCAGTAGCTCCAGTACTTCCTGTAGGTCCAGTAGGACCTGTATCACCTGTATCACCTGTAGCGCCAGTATCGCCAGTATCGCCAGTATCTCCTTTTGGACCTGTTGCTCCAGTTGGCCCTGTTGGACCTGTTGGACCAGTAGGACCTGTATCACCATCTTCCCCTGGTTCACCAATTCCTGTTGCACCAGTAGGACCAGTGGGTCCAGTTGGCCCAGTAACTCCTGTTGGACCTGTAGCACCTGTATCTCCTTTATCACCTTTATCTCCTTTTGCCCCAGTAGCTCCAGTTGGACCAGTGGGTCCAGTTGGTCCCTGTGCACCAGTGTCTCCTTTCGGTCCAGTAGAACCAGTATCACCTTTTGGTCCAGTAGGACCAATAGGACCTTGTTCTCCTGTAGCACCAGTAGGACCCATTGGACCCGTAGGACCAGTTGGTCCAGTAGGTCCCCTTTCTCCTAACATTTCCCAATCTTCATTTGTTTCAGATGGTTCTGATCCAGTATTAGTATTTAATGCAACCCATAAATCTCCATCATAAAAAACTACATCAAAAGCATAATATACTGTTTGTGAATCTCATTCTCCAACATAATTTAATCCTCTACCATCTTCTCCTGTGGGTCCTGTAGGTCCAATGGGACCAGTATTACCAATTGGTCCTTGTGGACCTGTTGATCCAGTTGCTCCAGTAGGACCTATATCACCTTTTTCTCCTTGAGGTCCCTGTGCTCCTGTTGGACCAGTCGGACCAATGGGACCAGTCGGTCCTGTATCTCCTTTCTCTCCTTGTATTCCTTGTTCACCCTGTGGACCAGTAGGTCCTGTGGATCCAGTTGGTCCCATTGGACCTGTCGGTCCTGTATCACCTTTTGCACCTTTAGCTCCAGTTGCTCCTGTAGGTCCTGTAGGACCTGTAGGACCAGTAGGACCAGTAGATCCTTTACTCGCAAATTCTTGTCAATAAGTTGTATCAGTAGGTAAATTACCAACAGTATCTTGTTTGGCAATATAAGAAGTACCATCATAAGAAACTACATCGTAAGCAGAATATTCTGTTAACGAATCAAATTCACCCATTAGTCTAAACTCTCCTAAGTTTAATGTAATTGGATCTATCAATTTTACTAACTTGAAATCACTCATTATGAATAATTTAATTCTTTAAGGTTGCTTGCTATATTGTCAAACTTTGTATTTCCATCCGCTAAAAGAATTCTACAGTTTGTTGAATCATATTTGTAAGCTCTCCATACAGCAGACGATAATGAACTTCCAGGCAATGCTTCTGCTCAATAGAAATCATTGCCATCTTGTAGATAAACTAATGTATAAATATCATTTGAAAGTAATTGTTCTATTGTATTATTCCCCATATTTATTATTTAATTCTAACCATTGTTCTATCGTATCTAATTTTAATAAAATAAGTTCATCATCATTTGGTTGATTTTTAATCATTTCTTTTACTTGCTTAATTTCTTTTAAGATACTATCAAAATTTATTTGTTTTATTGCATCTAATACAGGTGATAAATCAACTTCTTTCTGCTGTTCTGGTTTGTTATCCCTTATCATTTTCTCTATTTTCTTATAATCTATGTCAATAGAACCACCATAAGTTTGTTTTGTTTGTAGAACCAAATAACTATCACCAATTTCCTGGTATTTAGAACATAGAGTAGTACAATCTTTATCAGTGTAAACAGAAGTTCTTACAGTAATTCAGGTTCCAAAAGGACTAGTATTGTTAATTACTGACCATTCCTTCTTATATTCTCCATTTCCAACATTTTTTAATAAAATCTTATCTATAATGTCAGAAGTAGTACCATTTCTAATAACAGCTTGAACATAATAATTATCTCTATCTGTATCTAAATGGTCTCCTATCTGCCTATAAATAACAAATTGTGATAAGGGTTCTAATTGCATATTATACGCTTAAAATACGATAAGTAATTCAAATATCTACTGTGTTATCTTTTGCTTCATTCCCAGCAATTTCATCATCACCAATATTATGTAAAACTAATGGTTTATTTACATTACCTGAAGCAGCAACAATAGCATCTTTTACTGCATTAGTTTGTGTATATGTATTAGCTGTTTGATCTATCCAACCAGTAGTTTCTATTGTTTCTGAAACAGCAACTCCTGAACCATTATTATATTTGATTGCTAAGTTATCTGCATTTTCTGTAAAAGCATTAGTACCACCATAATTCAATCTTAAAACAGCACTATCAAACTGAATTAGTTTATTAGCTCCTGGAGCAGCAACTAAAGTAATAGGAGTAGTTCTTAATGCTTTAACCTGATCACTAGTCAAAGAAATCTTATCTACAATCAAATAATCTGGTTTTAGTGCATTAAAATCACAACTATCTGTTGTTCCTTCATTGATATAAACAGTTTGATTATTGCCTCCAAATGAGTTAACAAAAATACAGCCAACAGCAAAACCATCTTGTTTATCATCAGGAACATCTGGTCCAACTGCTAATAAGATATTATCAGCTTTATCAGTTAAAATAACTGTTGTATTACCAGTATCTACTACCTGATCTTCTCCTACGATCTGTGTTTTGTCGTCAACCTTTAATTCTTCATTTATCTCTTTCATTGTAATTGTTTTAATATTTTATTAGGGGACTAGGGGGTGAATCAATGACCCACCCCCAGCATAATTATCATTTAACAGTATTAACTTTTACATCAACAAGTTCATTCTTGCCTTCTGTAAATGTTTTAATACCGTATAAGGTATCTGAAACAATATTAACACCAAGTTTATCTGATACATCTTTCACAGAAACATTTGGACGAGATTGTATAACCAAGTGAATGGCACCTTTTCTTCCGAATAAGTAGTGAACCATACAAAGATTATCATCTCATTTATCTGTTGCATCTGTCAGAGTTTTTGCAACTGGAACATATCCTCATCCTTTAGAAGCAAATGTAATACAGTTAGTACCAGCAGTAGCAGTAATACCCTTTAATTTCTGTTGGTTAGCTGCAGTTACAGGAACATAACCTGCATTAGTTGCTTCTGAAATAGAAGTACCTGGAGTATTAAAAGCATTAACAAAGTTAGCAATAGTATTAGCTACACTAGAACAAATTTTAACATTGCCAGGTTCAGTTCCTAATGTTGACTTAAAGGTAAATGTTACACCATTGATAGAAACTGTATCACCATTGGTTGGATTAGTAGCTAATCCTAATTTACCAGTCCAATATAAACTATTGCTAGTATATAACTTAACACCCATAAAATCACCATAGTAACCATTCTCATTAACACGATCTCCTAAATTAGTTGCTTTACCAGCAAAGTATTCTGTCAATGTGCTAATAAAGTGAGGATCAACTACTGCTATTCTTTCTGTCAGAGGAACATTAGCTTCACTCATTTTTCTATGAGCAGTTGTAAATATTTGTGGAATAGTAGTTGTAGATAATTCGCAAGCATAACCTGCTGTTTTATTACTATCTATATCATGATAATCAACAGTATAACTTGCATTAGCTACTTCTGCTAAAACATCAGCATCAATTGTGTTAGCTAATTTGATTGCTGATCGTTTAATGAAATAATTTCTAATGGAGTAGTTATCTTGAATTTCATCATACTTATCAATATAAAATGGAACTACTTTTTGTTTATCTACTGTCAGATATTCATCATTGGTTGTAATATCTTGTACTGTAAACGATGAACCACGATTATAATCAGATACTGTAACATCAGAACCATAAGGTTTATGAAAAGTATCTCCATTTTTAAGAACTGCTTGTGCTTCCGTAGAAACAATCGCCTGATATACAGCCTCTTTGCTCAAATATCGCTGCATAGCTCTTGATCAATATTCTGGGAAGTTAGCACTTAATGAATTTGCCATAATTTAATATTTTAAGTTTTCTTGAGTAAACCGTCTTTTCCTTTAGCTGCCATATACTTATCAAATTCTTCATCAGACATTTTAGATATACTTTCATCAGTTAAGCGAGAATAGTCTTGCTGTTCTGGTTGAACAATATTTCCAGATTGCTCAAACGTTTTTTTAGCAACTGGTCTTACCAAACTATCTTTATAAGCACGATAAATCGTTTCTAAATCTGTATGAGCAAATCTTGGTGAAAAAGCTAATTCGCGTAATTTATCTTTATCTACTAATGAAAAATCTATTTCTGGATGATTATTCTCTAAATCTTTTAATTCCTTCTGATAATTAGATTCAATCAATGCTTTTTGTTCATTCAAAGCTTTCTCTTCACGCAAAGCATTTATTTCTTCTAAGATATCATCAGGGACAGAAGCTTTAGGAACAATCTGAGATAAATCTTTCAACAATTGTTTATCTAAATTTCACTTTGTTGCTATTTCATCCAATCTAGCATCTTGTGTAGAATTAACAGAACTTGAGACTTGATTAACTTTTTCCTCTAATTCAGAGATTTTGTTAACCAATTCTTCTCTTTCTTCTTCTCACTTTTTCTTTTTCGTCTGATATTTGGCTAAAGGAATCATCCGAGAAACCTCAGGCTTAATTTCTTCAGTTTGTTGTTGAGGAGGTTCACTTTCTGGTTGTTGTTTCTCCTCAGGTTTTTCTTCAACAACCTCCTGAGCAGGTTCTTCTGCTTTCTGCTCTGGTTTAGATTCTGGAACTTCTTGTTCCATTTCTGCTAAAATCTCTTTAGCATCCTGGTCTAAACCAACCATTTCTTCATTTGGAATTTGTTCCATAATAAGAACTTAAGTTTTGTTATAGCGATGACTAGTCGCAAAAATAAGATTAGCTGCTTATTACAGCAAAGTTGTGTTATTCACAACCCAGAAGCAAGGAACTACTTCCCAGCCTCTAAGTTTTGAATACTCTCAGTAATTGTCTTTTCTTGTGAATCTAATCCAGTAAATAAATCAATCATAAATTGAGCATTTTCTCTTTTAGCAAATAAATATCTCCTATCCTGATCTGTTATGTCAATGTTGAACAATAAAACATTGTTAATATAATCTATTTCATTTCTAAAATTCTGTAAAAGAATTTCTACAGCTGCGTGTTTTCTCAAATCCTTAAACAAATTTAATCTCTTGAGACTTTCTTCATACCCATCTATCACTCCGTGATAATCAGGATATTGTTGTTTTAATTTGTTAAAATCTATTTCCATTTGATTTATTTATTTTGTTGTGTTAATTCTTGAGACCTTTCTTGAACATTATTTGGAGTTGGATTAGGAATATTTAGAGTTGTTATTCCAGGAACATTGTTGATAGAAATTCCATTGCTTTCACCAGAATTAGCTCCTGCATTTGCTGTATTAGTCATTGCCTTTCTCACTGTATTTTTAGCAACTATTGGCATATGTTTTATTGCATAAGCATAAATTTTATTTATAACATCAGCAGGTAATTCTTGAGCAACAACGAAATCAACTAACTTCTGAACAAAACCAGCATCTGCTTGGAAATTCATCGGTGGTGTTTTTCCATCAAGAAAATCTTCTATCACTTCTGCTGCTTTTCCTAACTGTTCTTCTGATATAGCAATATTAACACTTAAAGCACGAGTAATATCATCTTCACTGTATTCTCCAGATTTTAATATTTCTCTAATAACAAAATCAGGTGATATCTTAGAAGCATAATTTGGATTATTTGTCAAAAGAGCTAGTGCTTGTATTTTTGACTTATTTTCCATTTCTTTCACTGCCATTTCCTGATTGGTAGCACTTATATTTATTTCCAAATCTTCTTTCGTCACAACATCATCTCTTTTAATCGTATCTCATCTAATTCCTTCTGGTCCAATTAGTTTAATCATTTGTTTTTCTGTCAGATGTTCCTTTAAGTCATCTATGTAATCTATCCCTAACTCTACTCAACAATTTGTATAATAAATTGATGTGGGTCCAAAACGATTAGCAATCTGTTCCATGTTGCCATAATAAATTCCCACAGCCTTTTCACTAGACCTACCCTGAACATCAGCAGTAACACCAGTTTTTAATCCAGCAATCCCATCTAAGAAACTAATTAAATTTATGATGATAGAAGTATTATCAGGAGTTTGAAACTCATACACACCATTGCCAATATTTACACCATAACTGTTAACTGGAATTATAGCATCAGGAGAATAAACTAATTTTGTTGGGTCATTAAACATTTTTATATCAAATGCTCTTTGAGGAAAATTTCTTTTTTGTATGTTATTTAACCCCTGATTCACTAAAGTATTTATTTCTCTTGCAATTGGTTTTATGTCATCAGCTGGTGCTTTACTTCAGAATACTTTTAGATCTGGATGAGTAGCTCAAGATTTATACGGTCATTTCTCATTTGCTTTTAATTCTTTTAATTTACATACTCTAACAATCTTTTTATGTTTTTTAGAAAAGAGGATATAATATCTTCCGTCATCAGTAGACAAATACATTTCGTACAAATTAACAGTATTTTCTGGAACATTTACTGTTAAATTAGATTGCAAGCCAAGAATCTGTTCTGTATTTTTCTGCAAAGAATACTGATCTTCTACTTCCTTCTCTTGTTCAAAAATATCAATAGCATCTGATTCGTATATCCCTCTCTTTATCCCTTCTAGAATTTGTGCTTTTGTTTTATAAATATTTTTTTGACCAACATAAGAATGATTTTCTAAATACAATCCTCCTGCTGGATCACAAATAAAATCTTTATAGTGAATTACTTCTAAGTGATGTTTGTAGTATGGATCTGATTCAGCTCATATCTTATAAATAGCTCTTCCAGAAAATGCTGCTAACTTTTTTGCTAAAATATCTTTAGCTCTTCAATTCTCATATTGAACAGAAGAATCTTTTTTCCACATTGCAGTTATTTTCTTTGCCTTTACTGTATCAGAATCATTTTGTTTAGAGAAAACTAAAACAGTTTCACCTGAAACACGAGAGATTAGTGTATCAATAAAGCCACCCATTATAGGAACTGGGGCATTGTATAATCCAGCTATTTTTTTATCTATTATATTATAATACAAATCTTCTGATTCAGATATTTGAGCCATACGCCCAGCACTGTATTGTTCTGACTGCTCTGCTAATTTTATTGCCGTATCTAATAAATCTTGTTTTCTCATTCTAATTATTTTATTATATTTTTATTATGGGCGTATAATATATATATATATTATATATATATTATATTATTATATTATATATATTATTATATATTTATATATATATATATATATATATTTATATATATAATATATAGCAAAGTAAAATTAAAATGTCAATAGGCAACCTGCTAATAAAAAAAATGTTAGCCAAGATAATAATCTGTGATTTTACTATTAACAGGGGGGGTATAATTTTTCCACAACTTATCCTCATCATTGTTCATGTATGGTTCTGCTTGTGCAGCATAACGCAACATATCTGCACAGTGAGAACTAAAATCGTGAACAGGATTATTTTTCCACATACCACGATCCACATCCCATTCTCTCCTATACAGCACAATATCATCTAAGAAACATTGACATTTCTTTTCATCTACAAATAATCTGCTCCACATATTTAGACATAATCTTATTCCCTCATTCCTATCTATTCTAGGTAAAATAGATTTGCCATCTATTACCTCAAACGCTAATCCTAAACCAAAAGCAACTTCAACAGTAGATTTACCTGTTTGAAAATTAGTTTGTATGATATCTCATCCAGCAAAATGTTTTCCATACACATAGCCCTTATCTTTTAGTTGCTGAACATAGTATTCTATCCCCATTTTATCATCAGCAAGATAATCTATCATATAAATTTTATTGTTCTGAACCTGAAAGAAACCGATAGAAGTATACTGACCAATATCTCACACTGTATGTACTGGAAGAGATTTGTTGTAAGGAAAATTGCCTATTCTGCCTTCCTGTCTCGCCTTAAACACCTCATCCGCATAATATGATCCTTTAGTTGTAGAATCAAAGCTGCACATAAATTCACGATTAAACTCTTCTCGCGGCATTTCTTCCTGAAATTGTTGTATTTGTTTAGAGTCAAAGATATTTGTGTCATAAACACTCAGCAATTTAACATATCATTTAGGATCTTCTAATGCATTTTTGTAAATACGATAAAACTCACCTTTTCCCATAGGAGTACCAAGAAATACAGCATAACCATTATGATCAGCTAAGGTAGGTAAAATAATTTCAGTTCAGAGATTAGATGGTTGTTGAGCGTATTCATCCATCGCTACACCCCATAAACCTATTCCTCTAAGACTCTGAGCATTTTCAGCTCCAAGTAATACGATTTTAGATCCATTAGGATAAAATGTTGTTAATTCATTTTCATTGTATTTGACTCCAGGAATATTACCAGAATATTTTTTGACCAAATCTCAAGCAATTGCTTTAGCTTGTTTGTATGTTGGACAAATATAGGCAAATTTACTTTCAGGAGTTATTAATGCATCTTTCTGTAATTGATTTACAATAGCTGTTGTTTTACCGCTTCTCCTGTGGCAAACTAAAATAGCTCTATTGTATTTCTCTAGAGCTTTATGGAATTCTTTTTGTCATGGAAATGGAGTATAGTTAATTTGTATTTTCATATCCTAATATTTTTATTTAATTAAACATGATATTAATTAAACATGATATTAATTAAACATGATATTA